TGCTAAATAAAGAAAAGTTTCTTGAGCTAAATTTTTGTTTTGTTCTTCAGATAAGTTTGGAAAAAACTCTGCTATAAATGACATTAGGTTTGGATCTTCAGCGGTTTGCACCGTGCCTACCGTTGCCTGTTCTGCTACTAAAGCTCTCATAACGGCTGGCTGTATTTTGCTAAACATTTTAGCGTAAGAAACTATTCCCATAGGCCCATACTGAATGAGAGGTTCTGCTATACTGCCAGCAATAGTTTCTGTCTCTCCAATACGTTCATAAAATTTTGCAAAATTGTTTTGAAATTCTTTATAAGTTTCTTCGTCTGCAACGCCTATCTCTACTAAACCAGCATGCACAAGTTGTCCAGCTCCTTGTATGCTTTTAAAAAATCCTCTTGTTGCTCCTATCCCAATATCTGAAAGCGTGCTTCTTTCTGTATCGTTCATAGCTTCTTCTTCTGCTCTTTTAGCAAAAAGATTTGCTGTGGTAAAATTACCAAAAGCTTCTCCTACATTACCAGCTTTATCCATTATTAAATCTGGATCAGCAACATTTAACAAAGCTTTGGTTTTAGAATTGTTTTTTAAAATATACCCTTCTTGCGAAAGAACATAATCGTCACTTTCTCTTGTGTCAATGTGATCTAAATATCTTTTTGAAACTTCGTCCATTGCCTTTAATTTCTTTGCTCCAATAATCTTAAATGACTTTCTAGCCCATTTATTGTTTGTATGATCTCACTTGGTTTTTCCATATCAAATGGCACTACTTCATCTAAGTTATCGCCATCTGGCGTTTTTGTTAAACCTAACTTCATGTTTTTAACTAAGTCATGTAGCTCCCTAAGTTCTCTAATTAAATTTCTTGTTTCATCTTCGTTTCTCAGTATTTTATTCATACTGTCAGAGGATTCTACACCCGTAAGACCTTCTCCCCCGTATGTTCTTAAATACCTAACCCAGCTTTTACCTCTTTGCAAAAAAGTGTTTGCCATTATTTGTTTTTGAGAATCATTAATATTGGTTTCTAAAGTCATTGTTCTATCTGTTTCTTCAGCTATATTTTTGTATTGATCCATAATTTGTTCTGGGCTAGCGTTTGGATTATCTTCTGCGTATGTGTATATTTGTTCCATAATTTTTTGGTATCTTACCATTGCTTCTTGATTTGCGTCACTAGATGATCTACCTTCATCAGTAATACCGAACCTTCTTCTTGCTATTTTATCTATTGTACTTAATTTAGCATTTCTAGCTGTGCTTATACCTTTAATATAAGTAGTCATTGTTTTTTGCGATATAATTTTTTCTTCTCTTAATTTTCTAACAGTTACAACATCTAAAGATCCAGAAAATAATTGTTCATCTAAAAACGATTTAACCTCTGGACTTAAAAACACTTCGTTCTCCTCGTCTTGTTGGAATTCATCTCTCATTTCGCTAGCTCTTTTAGGATCAAGTTTTTCCATAAGAGAAATAGCATCTTCCGCCTGTTTTCTGTTGTTGTTAATATCTGCATTTGCATACTCTTCTTCTATATCGTTTTTAGTATCAGCAAGGTATGCTTCTTCTGCTTTTTCTTTATTCTCTTGATCTTTTATAAAATTTTCTCTGTACTCTCTAACTTGTTTTAAAACATCTTTTTGTTCATCCTCTGGTAAGCTTTCAAACATCTTGCGTGTGCTTACGTCCCCATTAAAAGTTCCGTCTATTACTCCTTTTACTTTTTTGTTTACGCTAACATTATCAACGCTTAATATAGCCTCTTTAAAGATTTTATTTTTTTTACCTGTCAAATACTTTTCGTCTAGCTTATTAACAAAATTACTAATTTCTGAAGCGTTAAAATTTTGCCCTATAAGCTCTTGTACATATCGTTTTTTTACAGATTCGTATTCTTCGTCTACCGTTATAGGCGTGAATTTACCATCCGCATCAAGAATTTCTCTGTCAAAAGTTCCATGAAACATATCAGATATATTTGAAATTAAGTCTTTGCTATAGCTCATAGCAGATGCTTTTCTTGCGTTTTTTATATCGGTAATTCTGTTTTCTAAAATAGAGTTGTATTTTGTTGTAGCTGATGTTGCCAGCTTCCCTTTCAACACTATTGCTGTCTCTGCATCAACATCGGCTATAGCATCAACATAACCGTTAACTAAAGCATTAAAGCTTTGTTCAACGACTCCTAAATCTGTGCCATTCAATATAGCGTCAGCTTTTAAGGTGTTCATGTTGTTGTTAGCTGCGATTGCCATATTTGTTGCTAACACATTTGCTTGTGTTGCTTTTATAGTTTTGCCAAAAGTAGTATAGTCGTTTCCTTGCAACATAGCCGCTCTTTCTGTTGGATTAGCGTTTAGATAATCTTCTAACTGTATTGGATTGTCTACGGCAAATTCTTTAGCTTCTTTTATAAGTTGTTCTTCACTAAGCTTGTTTGCAAACTTAAACATGCCGTCTAATTGAGCGCCTAAATTTCCGTAAGCTTGCGAGCTAACTAGTTGATCTGCGCCAGCAGAAA